CTGCCGCCGCGCTGGCCGTTGCCGAGCCTGTTCAGGAACTCCAGAAGCTACCGGAGCCGCCGTCTTACCTGACGCCTGAGCAGGAAGACGTGTGGCGGCTGGTGGTGGCGAGTCGTGGCGGCGATCTGATTGCGCCGGAATCTTTCCCGGTGCTGGTCGAGTACTGCCGACAGGTTATTTCTGCGAACCAGGTGGCGGCGCAGTTGGACGCCTTCGATCCAGAGTGGGCGAAGGACGATGAGGGGTTGAAGCGATGGGACAAACTGCTGGCGATGCAGGATCGGCTAGCGGGGAAAGTCGCAAGCCTCGCCGGAAAGCTGCGACTGACGCCAAGCAGCCGAGTCCAGGCAGTCAGCGCGGGGCGCAACGCGGACAAGGGCGCCAAGCGCAAGCCGTGGGAGTTCGGGGACGAATCCGATTAAGATAAAATGAACGAGCCCAGAAGCGCTGGTAACGCAGTCTGGGCTCTAACCACAACCAGGCTGTCAGGAGTCGGGCGATGGCTGAAGCTAGTGTATCTCACGAAAAGCTCTGCACAAAGTGCGGAACGATCAAGCCGGTAGGCGAGTTCTCCAAGTCGAAGTCTAGGAAGGACGGCTTAAACGGGCACTGTAAGCGCTGCATCAAACAGTGGCGCCTCAACAATCTTGAAGAAGTGCGCGCTAAATCTCGCGCGCGACAGCAGTCCAACAAAGAGCGCGAAAACGCTAGGGCGGCTGCGTGGCGGGCTGCGAACAAAGAGCGCGCAATTCAGAAGGTGCGCGAGTGGGCAGCGTCAAACGCTGAAAGGAAATCGGCGATAGATAGGCTGTGGCGTGAAAGGAACAAAGACCTTCACCGAGAGCGCTACCGCGCGAGAAAGGTTGAGAACGCAAGGCGGAGAGAGTTCCGCAAAAAACAGGCTGTGCCCGCGTGGGCAAACCTGCAAGCAATAAGAGACATTTACGAAGAAGCCGAGCGGCTGAGAAGTATTGGCTCACTGGCTGAAGTCGACCACATCGTTCCGCTTAGATCGAAGGTTGTTTGCGGGCTCCACTGTGAGAGCAATCTAAGGATTGTTGGCGCGACGGAGAACAGGTCAAAGGGGAACAGGTGGTGGCCCGACATGCCGTGAAGAAGAGGACTCGCGGCGACAGGAACGTTGCGTGGATTGAGTCTGTATGTCGCATTCCAGAAGGAAAGCTGGTAGGCCAGAGGGTTAAGCTTACTGAACACCAGCGCGGATGGATAAAAGCGATATACGACACTCCAACCCGCACATTTATTCTTTCTGTCGGCCGGAAGAACGCAAAAACGGCGCTATCTGCCTTCCTGCTGCTGCTGCATCTGTGCGGACCGGAAGCGCGAGCGAACTCGCAACTGTTCTCGGCTGCGCAATCGCGTGATCAGGCGTCGATCCTGTTCGCCCTGGCTGCGAAGGTCGTTCGGATGTCGCCCGATCTGTCGTCTGTGGTGACGGTGCGCGACACGGCAAAGCAGTTGTTCTGCCCTGACCTGGGCACGCTGTACCGGGCGCTGTCTGCGGACGCTTCGACGGCTTACGGTTTGTCGCCTGTGTTCGTGGTGCATGACGAACTTGGGCAGGTGAAGGGTCCGCGCAGCGAGTTGTATGAAGCGCTGGAAACGGCGAGCGCGGCGCAGGAAGAGCCGCTATCAATCATCATCAGCACGCAAGCGCCGACCGATGCGGATCTGCTCTCTGTGCTGATTGACGACGCACTGACGGGGGCGGACCCGCGTGTAAAGGTCGCGCTGCATACGGCGCCGCTTGATTGCGATCCGTTCGCAGAGTCATCGATCAGGCTTGCCAATCCGCACTTTGATGTCTTCATGAATCAGGACGAGGTGCGGCGCCAGTCTGAAGAGGCGCGGCGGATGCCGTCGCGTGAGGCTGCTTATCGAAACCTGATCCTGAATCAGCGTGTCGAGGCGCGTAACCCGTTCGTGACTCGTGCGACGTGGGAATCTTGCGGGGCATTGCCTGAAGCACTGGAAGGCAAGCGGATTTGGGGCGGGCTTGACCTGTCGTCTGTGTCAGACTTGACGGCGCTTGTCCTCGTGTCCGATGCCGGCGATGTGCATCCGACGTTCTGGCTTCCGGCTGAAGGCTTGGCGGAAAAGAGCCGTGCGGACCGTGTGCCGTATGACCTGTGGGCACGCGATGGCTGGCTAGAGACAACACCAGGGCGCTCGATTCAGTACGAATTCATCGCGGCGTATATGCGCGAGGTGTTCGACCGCTACGACGTACAGGCGATTGCGTTCGACCGCTACAACATGCGCTTTCTGAAGCCGTGCCTTGAGCGTGCGGGATTCAGCGAGGACGAGCTAGAGCGGTTCGTGGAATTCGGCCAGGGCTTTGTCAGCATGAGCCCGGCATTGCGCGAACTGGAGTCGAAGATCCTCAACGCGCAGTTGAAGCACGGCAACCATCCTGTGCTTGCGATGTGCGCGAATAACGCCACTGTCGTGCAAGACCCGGCAGAGAACCGCAAGTTCGTGAAGTCCCGCGCATCCGGCCGTATTGACGGCATGGTGGCGCTGGCGATGGCGGTGGGCGTGATGCCGAATCAGGTTGAAACAGAAGTGTCTTTTTGGGAATCCTAAATGAGCTGGCTTGACTTCCTGCCGTTCCGAAAGAAGGCGGAAGGCGGCTATACCGTTGTCGATCTGATGTCTGACGTTGGCTGGTCGATTCCGACCAGTATCTCCGGGCAAAAGGTGACACTCAGCACCGCGCTGCAAGTCTCTGCCGTGTATGCGTGCGTGCGCGTCCTCTCTGAGGGTGTATCGCAGGTTCCATTCAAGGTTTTCCGCGACGAAGGTCGGGACAAGTCCGCAGCGAAGGGTCACCCGCTCTACGACTTGCTGCACCGCAAGCCAAATGGATACATGACTTCGTTCTCGCTGCGCGAAACGATGATGATTCATGCGCTGCTGGCGGGCGGGGCGGTGGCGTTCGTGAATCGCACCGGGCGTGATCGTCGCGTGTCGGAGATCATCCCGCTTGACCCGTCTGCGGTGCGATGCACAAAACCAGGCGTGATTGGCGATGCGCCGAAGTGGGAACTGAAGGGGAAAGACGGGCAGTGGAAGGAATTCCCGCCCGAAGCGATTTGGCACATCCCCGGACCTTCGTGGGATGGCTTCATCGGGATGGATGCGCTGAAGATTGCGCGCGAGGCCATCGGCCTGACCATCGCCACGGAGTCCAGTCAGTCCGCATTGCACGGACAGGGCGTGAGGACATCGGGCGTGTATAGCGTCGAAGGCACGCTATCGAAGGATCAGCACACGGCGCTGAAGGCATGGATTGCTGCGAACTATGCCGGATCGGCGAACGCTGGCGCCCCGATGATCCTTGACCGTAACGCAAAGTGGCTGCAAACGCAGATGACCGGCGTGGATGCGCAGCACATCGAAACCCGGCGACACCAGATCGAAGAGGTGTGCCGCTATTTCCGCGTTCGCCCTTCGATGATCGGACACTCCGGCCAGTCCATGACGTTCGCAGCGGCAGAGCAGGAATTCCTGGCTCACGTCGTGCATACGCTTACGCCATGGTATGAGCGGATCGAACAGAGCGCCGACTGCCAATTGCTGACGGATGACGAGCGCCGGCAGGGCTATTACACCAAATTCGTGACGGCCGGCTTGCTGCGCGGCGCGCTCAAGGACACGGCGGACTACCTCAACAAAATGGTCTCGATGGGCATCATGACGCGCAACGAGGCCCGCGAAAAACTGGAATTCAACCCGATTGACGGGCTGGATGAGCCGCTTACGCCGCTCAACATGGCGGCAAGCGCTGATCCGAAGGAGGGCGCGCAGGATGCGTGATTATCTGGATGTGCCGTTCGAAGTTAAGGCCGTCTCTGATGACGGCCTTTTTTCTGGCTACGGCTCCGTGTTCGGCGTGCTTGATTCCTACAAGGAAGTCGTCGCGCCGGGCGCTTTTGCCGAGTCCCTGCAAGGTCGGATGCCGGCTTTGCTGTGGCAGCACCGCAGCGGCGAGCCGATCGGCGTCTATACGGCCGTACGCGAGGATGCAGTGGGCCTCTACGTCGAAGGCAAGCTCGCGCTGAAGACTGCGCGCGGCGCCGAAGCCTACGAGTTGCTGAAGATGCGGGCGCTTTCCGGGCTGTCGATTGGCTTTGTCTCTCGTGAAGACAGTTACGACAAGGTTTCCGGCGTCCGCACGCTCAAGAAGGTCGATTTGTGGGAAGTGTCTCTCGTGACATTCCCCGCGAACGATGCCGCGCGCATTGCTGCGGTGAAAAGCATCGATTCCCTGAATTCCCTTTCCGACGCCGAAGCATACCTGCGTGATGCAGGCGGGCTTTCGCGGCGGGAGGCAATGGCTCTCGTGAGCCGTATCAAGTCCCTGCATGGCCGGAGCGATTCCGATGAGCTGGGCGAACTGGCTGCACTCGTGCAGCGCAATACCGCACTTTTCAAGTAAAGGAGTCCAGCTATGGACCTGCAAGACCTGAAAGACCTGCTCCAGAAGCAGGGCAACGCCTTCGAGGAATTTAAGGCGACCAACGATCAGTTGATCAAGGCCAAGGCGGACGGCAAGTCCGTCGAGTCGCTCGAAGCCAAGCTCGCCAAGATCGACGCCGAGCTCGGCAAGATCGCGGACGTGAAGTCGGAAATCGAAGCGCTGGAAAAGCGCATGAATCGCCCCGGCGCCCCCGGCGAAGCCGACAAGGCCAAGGCCGAGCACAAGGCCGCGTTCCAGAAGTTCATGCGCAAGGGCGATGACAGCAACCTGGGGGACCTGCAACGCAAGGCTTACAACATCACGACCGATGCAGACGGCGCGTATGCCGTGCCGGAAGAGATCGACCGCGATATCCTCGCCAAGCTGATCGACGTTTCGCCCATCCGCCAGATCGCGACCGTCCGCGCAATCGGCACCAGCGACTACAAGAAGCTGGTCAACATCCGCGGCACCGCGTCAGGATGGGTGGATGAAGACGACGCCCGCACTGCGACCAACTCCAGCCAGTTCGCGCAGGTGACCCCGTTCATGGGCGAGCTGTACGCCTATCCGCAGGCCACTCAGCAGATGCTCGAAGACGTGTTCTTCAACGCCGAAGCCTGGATCGGCGAAGAAGTCGCCAGCGAGTTCGCCCGCGCTGAAGGCGCCGCGTTCGTGTCCGGCGACGGCACCAAGAAGCCGAAGGGCTTCCTCGCCTACACCACCGCGGCGACTGCCGACAGCGCGCGCGCGTTCGGCACGCTGGAACACGTTGCAACTGGCGTTGCCGCCGATTGGGCTGCATCGAATCCGCAGGACATCCTGCTGACGCTGGTGTACAAGCTCAAGGCCGGGTTCCGCTCGAATGCTCGCTTCGTCATGAACAAGGGCATCCTGGCCGATGTGCGCAAGTGGAAGGACACCACCGGCAATTACATCTGGCGTCCGGGCCTCGAAGCCGGTCAGCCGGACACCCTGCTCGGCTACGGCATCACCGAAGCCGAGGACATGCCGGCAAAGGCTGCCAACGCCCTTCCGATCGCCTTCGGCGACTTCTCGCGCGGCTACCTGATCGTCGATCGCATCGGCACCTCGATTCTGAGAGACCCATATACAGCGAAGCCTTACGTAGGTTTCTACACGCGGAAGCGCCTCGGCGGGTGCGTGGTCGATTCCGACGCGATCAAGGTCATCAAGATCGCTGCGGCGTAATGAGGGCGGGGGCTTCGGCCCCCGTTTTCCATCATGGAAAAGCTCAAGGTCATCAAGCCGTTTGCCTTCGCGCATGACGGCTATCGCGTGGTTGAGTACGCCGTCGGCGACGACTGCCCGGACGATGCGGCGGAGATTGCTGCGCGCGAGGGATGGGCCGGCAAAGCGCACGAGTCCGCGCCAGAGAACAAAGACGCTGCGCCAAAGCGTCGAACGAAATCCAAGTGAGTGAAACGAAATGAGCGATCAGACGATTCAAATCAAATACGTCGGCGCCGCGCAGCGTTGGCCCGAGATCTCGATTACCGGGCGTCAAAGCGCTTGGATGCCTGGGCAGATTGAGTCGAGATCGCCGTCTGAAGCATCTGCGCTGTTGGCTACTGGGCTGTTTTCGTCGCCGCCTGTGCCGGTCACTGCGGTAACGGGTCCGGGTGGGTGGGTTGGAGAATTGCACCTCAGCGGGCGTCGTGTCGCTGTGGCCGCGCTCGATACGCCCGTCGTACTCATCGGGGGCGACCACCCCTATCCGCAGTTGTGGGGCACTAACGGGCGCAACGGACTCGCGGGGCTGTACGCCTCGCGCGGCATCGTCCCGTATGTCGCCGTCAATACAAACTCGCAGACTGGCGAGGGCGTTGGGCAGGGGTCGATGCTGTCCTGGGATCAGCTCAAGACGCTGGAATCCTGGGGCATGATCGAGCTCGGCTCGCACGGCGTCCGGCACTACCAGGACTGGACGAGTCCCGATGCGGGCCTGCATGTCAAATACACCGGCAATGCCGCCACTGCGACGATGCACGTCACATCGACCGGCGTCGTCGGCACGACCGCAGGCAACGTGCATGATTTCGTGTTTGGTTTCGCGACCTATCCGACCATCGGTGAGCTGTCGGCGGCAATCGACGCGCTCCCTAACTGGACGAGCAGATACAGCACCGAGCTGTCTGGTTCTGAGTCGTCGGCGCTGCTGCTGACCATCGCGGACACGAACGCGAAAAGCTGTATCGCCGCATCGACCTACGGGATGAACTTCTCGATGGCTGGCGGAATCCGCATTTTCTGGGATACCGCCGTCACGCCCGCACAGAACGTTTTTGCCTATCTCACCGCCACCTCGCTCAACATAATCCGCGACGGCATGCGCGTAGCGTCGATTCCGTTGTCAGCTCACACCATGTCGAGCCTGCTGGCTGCGGTACGTGCAGTTAATCCGGCTCTCGCCTCGACGGATCAGAACGGGGAGTATTTCACTGCCCTCTGCAACGACATGGGCGCTGTCGGTCGGGCCTACATGACGGGCGAGGAAGCGGCGCTGAACCTGGGGCGCGGCGTCAAGTACTCCTATAAATTCGACTGCATGCGCCAGCCGTGCGTACTGCCTGCGGGCGGGTTGTCTGCCGCATACCTGCGCCGGCGCAATGCTGTAGGTGCGCGAGTCGCAGCGCAGGCGGCTGGCACTGACCTGCCGACGTTTATCCAGTCTGGATCGAACTTCTTTGCCAGCCATGCGGCGGAGATGGCAGGCGACTACGAGCAGTTTCGTGGTAACAGTCGGTGGGACATTATCGAGCCCAAGCCGATGTCGATCACGCTGGCCGCGAACGGGTTTCATACCCACATCAGCACCAAAAACAACTACAACAGCACCGAAGCGATTGATGGGCTGGTAGAGGGCATCATTGCGTCGCGCGGCCACGTTGTTGATCTGCTGATCCACGCGATCACACCGGATGCCGTGCCCGATGACGGCACAGTACCGGGCTCGTCGGGCTACTACCTGCGCACGGCAGGCGCCGGCGCGGACATGACCGAGGCGCCGTTTGTCTATCTGCTTGGCCGTCTGCGCGCAGCAGCCGATGCCGGGAAAATCCGCATCGTCCAGCAGCGTGATCTGAATCAAGTTGCGCGCATCAGCCTGCCGACCAAGAACCTGATCTACAACCCCACCCTGCGCGCCCGTCCTGGCGCCGAACTCAAGACCACCGACAACTGGGGGCGGCTCATCAGCGGCTGGAAGCTGGACGGATTCAGTCTGCCCGCGATCAGCCAGATCGACGGCGGCATCGAATTTACATCTGCCGGATCGCTGCGCACGGTACTGACGCAGCGCGTGATTCTGGAGCGCGGCAAACGCTACCGGATCGGCGCTCGGGTGGAGACCATCGGCGCGACCGCAGATATTTATGGTTGCCGGTTCTATGTTGCGAGCGTGCGTGGCGACTGGCCGGATCAGATTGCAGGGCAAACGCTCTCAAAAATCTCGTCCGAAATTCTGACGGGGCCGTACAACGACCTGACGTTTGATTTCACCGTGCCGACGCCTCGCGGTCGCGGGTTTGCAAAGATTGTGAGCATCAATGCGCAACCGTGGAACCTCTCGACAAACAAGAACGTCAAGCTGACAGTTCCGGGTTTCACCGCCTTCGATATTGACTGCTCTGTTGGTGCGGCCTCGGCGTCGGCGGTCACGGCGAAAGAAGTCGCCGCCGCGATCAATGCCGGGATCGCTGCAAATGCTGCGTTTGCCGCTGCATCTGACCTGCACACGATGGCCCGCGCGGAAAATGGTCGCGTCGTGATCGAGTTCCCGCGACTCGCGGAATACGGCTACGGGTCGGCGGGCGAACTGAAAGTTTCCGCAGCCACGACGGCGAGCGCGACCAACACGATCTTCGGCGCGAATGATGGATTCGCATGGCCGGATGCGGCGGGCGCAAACGACATGACGTGGTTCCCGGTCGATGTGCAGTTTGCGATCAACGGCGTTGCAGGCACGAAGTTCCGCGTCCGCGACCTGTGGATGCAGGCCATCCCGGACTCGCTCTAATCCCCCTCGCGCGCCCTTCGCACTCATCCAGCCCGGCCTTGTGCCGGGCTTTTTATTTGTGAGCCACAAAATGACCGCCCTTGCCGACGTAAAAGCCGCGCTGCGTGTCACGCACAACGACGACGACGCGCTGCTGACTCGCCTTATCGGATCGGCTATGCGGGAGTGCCTGGCGTTCATGGACAACGGCACGCTGCCTGCCGTGCCGGGCGCCGCTGCGGATGTTGAGATCCCGGAGGATGTGTTCCAGGCGGTCGTGCTGATGGTCTCTGCGGACTACGACGCCAGCCCGGAAAAGCGCACCGCATACAGGGCAGCGGCGGAGCAGTTGCTATGGCCCTACAAATCATTCTGAGGGGCGGATATGCAGCCTGACATTAATCCAGAGCTGATCAAGTCCCCTTGGGTGGCCGGCGCAATGGGCGCCATCGTCGCGTTGCGCGGCGTGCCTGGCCTGTCGTGGGCAGAGCGCCTGTTCAACGTGTTCGCGGGTCTCTTGATCGCCGGCTACGTCTCGCCGGCCGCGGCGGGCTACCTCGGCCTCGAAGAGCCCACGATGCAATCGGCAGTCGCGTTCCTGTGCGGCCTCTTCGGGCTCAACTTGATCGCCGCGATCGTAGAGGCCATCCGCACTGCCGATCTTGGACGGTTGCTGCCATGGAATCGCTGATTGTCGGGCCGATGCAGATTGCCAACGGCCTCGTGTCGCTGCTCGCTGCCGCGATGCTCACGGGGCTGATCCTCAACCCGAAGATTCACGAGGGCGTCACGGTCAAGATGGGTCTCATGCTGATGGTGTGGGGGCTGATCGGCACGGCATACCTCATATTGAGCGCATCCGAGAATTGGGGGGCCGTCTGGAATGCCGGCTTGTTGCTGCGCATCGGGCTCGTTGTGACGTGCATTGGCACCTGGTGGAGATCGCGCAAATGCTGACCGCCTTCATCGACCGCATCACCGGCTTCCTGCGCCCTGATCATGTTCGTGACGCCACGAAAATGATGCCGTCCGAGCGCGACCGCGCCCCGCTAATCAGCCCGATCACCATCGGCCTCCTCGAGGCGCTCGGCATCCGGCACGCTTTGGCCGTGCAATGGCTCCCGCATCTCAGCCAGGCCGCACACCGCTACCAGATCGACGCCAGCCCGCGCCGGCTGGCCGCGTGGCTCGCGACGATCGCGCACGAGTCCGCCCGGCTCACGCGCACGGTCGAAAACCTCAACTACAGCGCCGAAGGGCTCGCCCGCACATGGCCCGCCCGCTACGCAAAAAGTACCGCAACGCTGGTTGTGCATGCAGATGGCGGCATCACGCCGAACGCCACCGCGATCCGCATTGCCCGTAGGCAAGAAGACATCGCAAACCTCACCTACGCCGGCCGCCTCGGCAACGGCAGCGCCGGATCTGGCGACGGGTGGCGCTACCGCGGCCGCGGCCTCATTCAGATCACCGGGCGCGCGAACTACGCCGCATCTGGCGCCGAGCTGGGGCTCGATCTGATCGACAAGCCCGAGCAGCTCGAACAGCCATACCTCGCAGCGATGAGCGCGGCCGAATGGTGGCACCGCCACGGCTGCAACAGCCTCGCCGATACCGGCGACATGGCCGCCGTCACGCGCCGCGTCAATGGTGGGCTGACTGGCCTCGACGACCGGATCAAGCTCTACAGCGCCGCGCTGGCGTACATGGGAGGAAAGTAATGTGGTCCCGAATCCCTATCTGCTTCTGGCCGTCGGTTTGGCTGTCGCTTTGGCTGGCTGGGGCGGCTACCGCCACGGCGTACAGACTGCCGCAGACGCTTGCACCGCTCGCGCCGCACAGGCTGCGCACGCCGCTGCTGTCGCTGCACGTCTCGACGCTGAAGCCGAGTCCGCGCGCCGGATTGACGAGGCATCACGAATGGCTGCGTCCGCCGCTGCATCTCGTGAAGCCCGATTGCGAGGCCAACTGAATGCACTACGTCACGCCCCTCGCCCTGATTGCGCTCTCCCTGCTGACCGGCTGCACGACTACGCCGCCTCCGTCCGAGCCGCGAATCAGCTTGCTGCGCCCGAGCGAGTGCCTGTCGCCTTGCCCGCAACTCCCCACCCCGACTGACGCCGACGAGCTCGCCGTCACCCTCTGGACACTTGATCTGATCGACGCCGCTGCCGAGTGCAGACGGATGCACGAAACCTGCCGCCATTCAAAGGACTGACACCATGGGCGAGAGCTATCCGTCGTCGGTCACGATCACCGTTCCCGCTGGCCGGCTGATGTCGGCTGCTAGCGGGCGCACCATCACACTGAGGCCGCGATGAGCTTGGCACACAGACTGCGGCACAGGGTCACGATCGAGCGCAAGACAACGGGCGCGGACGCATGGGGCCAGCCCGTCGAGACGTGGGAGACAGTCGCCATCGTCCCGGCTGAGGTATGGCCGCTCTCCGGTCGCGAGTACATCGCGGCACAAGCCGAACAGGCTGGCGTGACGACGAAGATCACGATCCGCTATCAGGCAGGCATCGAGCCTGAGATGCGGATCATGCACGACGGCAAGACGTACAACATCCGTGCTGTATTGCCTGATCCGACCGCGCGTCGCCATTTGACGCTGATGTGCGAGTCGCTGTAATGGGCCTCAAAGTCTCGATCAACATGCGCCAGTTCAAACAGGAAATGGCCGCAGAGCTTGCGCTGTTGCAGAAGGCCACGCGCCCCGCTGCGCAGGCTGGCGCGCAGATCGTCTATGAGCGGGCGAAGCAGCTTGCGCCAGTGTCCGACGCGCCGCATATGTTCCAGATCGAAGGGCGCGTATATGGCCCGTTCAAGCCCGGCACGCTGCGCGACTCGATCTATCAGGCGTTCTCGAAGGACAACAGCTACAAGGACGTGAGCGTCTATCACGTCTCATGGAATGCGACGAAAGCGCCCTATGGCGCAATGGTGGAAGTTGGAACCAGCAGAGCGCCCGCAAAATCATTCATCGCTCGCGCAGTCGCTGAAACGCGCGCTCAGGTGCGAGAAGCGATCAAGCAGCGGTATATCGAGGAAGTGACGAAGTGAGCATCGAATCCGATCTTGTTGCGCTGCTGAAAGTGATCACCCCGCGCACGTACCCCGATGTCGCGCCGGAAGGCACGGCGACGCCATACGCGACGTGGCAGCAGATCGGCGGGCAATCCATGCGGTATGGCGACAATACGGCAGACAGCCGCTATCCGCTGATGCAGATCAATGTCTGGTCGCGGTCTCGGATGGAGTCGGCGACGATGATCCAGCAAATCGAGGACGCAATCTGCGCATCGCCCGCATTTCAAGCGGAGCCGCAGGGCGAGCCGATGTCCATGCACGAACCTGATACGGGGCTGTACGGCAGCATTCAGCGATTTGACGTATTCGGCTCGCGATAACGCTATATAATTCAGGCGCCGGGGAGAGTCGCGCCTAAACTCCCTGCGTCACAAGACAGCCGCCTTTGGGCGGCTTTTTTATGCCCGCCATTGTGCGGGTTTTTTGTTTTTGGAGAACCCGAAATGGCAACCCTTCCTAGCGGCACCCTTCTTTCGGTCGCGACCGCGTTCGCGTCGGCCAAGACTGTTACCGGCATCAGCAATTCCGCCCCTGGCGGCGAGGCGGTCGTTTCCTGCACTGCCCACGGCTATTCGGTCGGTGACATCGTGCAAATCTACTCAGCCTGGGGCCGTCTGAACCGCCGCGCCGTCAAGGTCAAGTCGGTGCTGACCGATTCCTTTGTCGCCGAGGGCATCGACACCAGCAATACCGAGTTTTTCCCGGCTGGCTCGGGCGGCGGCACCGTGCGCAAGGTGAATACCTTCACGCAGATCAGTAAGTACTTGAACAGCAACTCCAGCGGCGGCGAGCCCCGCACCGTCACCGTGCGATTCATGGATGAGGACGTGGAGACCACGCTCAACGACGGTTTCACGGCCGTTCAGGAAACGTTCGAGATCGACGCCGACCAATACGGTACCGCCGCCTATAACGCGTTGCGCCAGCTCTCGGAGGTGCAGACCGACACCATCCTGAAGAAGACGCTGAAGAACGGATCGGTGATCTACACGCCCTGCACCATCGCGCTGAACGAGAACGTCCGCATGGCCGATGGCCAGATTCTGACGAACACCGTCAGTATCTCGGGCAATGGACGGATCACCCGGTATAGCGCGTAATCGTTGCCTCCTAGCCCGCTTCGGCGGGCTTTTTTACGCCATGCGGACCGTAAGCCGCATGGGCCTTTTTACACGACGAGAACAAGACAAATGGCAAACAAGATTAAGCTCGGCAAGCGCCCGGCAACGTTCAAGGAGATCGAAGTCACGATCACCTTGCCCGATGGCACGGAAGGCGTGATTCCCGTCACCTTCAAGTACATGACCAAGAAGGAATTCGGCGCATGGCAGGACGGCATCATCAAGAATCGGCCGGAATTCGACCAGGGCGATGAGTTCTCGTGGGAGAAGCTCTACGAGCAAGGCGGCGAACTTTCGGCGGATCGCCTGCTGGACATCGTGCATTCGTGGGGGCTGGACGTGCCTCTGAGCAAGGAGTCCGTCATCGAACTGGAAGAGGACTGCGGAGCGGGCGCAATCCCTGCGCTGTTCGAGGCGTTTGGCCGTGCGTGCCGTGAGGGGCGATTGGGAAACTGATTGCCGCTGTCGAGGTTCTGTATTCTCGACAGCCGACAGAAGATGAGCTGCAAAACACCGGGCTTACAATCGATGACTACGAGCAAGAGGCCGAGATATGGCCAGATAATGCTCAAGTCTTCAGGATATTCTCGATGATGCAGAGCCAGTGGGATGTAGGAGTCAATGGGCCGACAGGGCTTAAGTATCAAGTCCTGTTTTCTATAATCGACAGATTCGGGATAGATGGAGATGAGTGGTGGCATGTGTTCGATGAAATCAGATTAATGGAGTCTGCTGCATTGTCCGCAATGCGTTCGAGTTGATAATCTCGGTCTGAGCTGATAGCATTGAACATGCGCGCCACACTGGCGCGCCGAGCTTGGCGGCTCNCTTCCCGCCGCAATGGCGGTATTTTTATGTCCATATGCATGCGCGCTCAACGGGCGGACTGCGTGGGAGAGCTTGTCTCTGCCGGTTCCTAGATGCCGGTCCGCCAACCCTTAGCAGCCCGCCCACCCATCTTGGCGGATGGGGTTTATGGCATATTTCTAGGAGAAAGCCATGATCAATGAAGCAGGTCTAAATCATAGACGCTTGAGCGTCAGACTTGAGAAGCAGTCCGCGCTAACGGCAGAAAAACTAAGGGAAGCGCTTTGCTACGATCCATCGACAGGAATTTTCACAAGGAAAATTAGGGCGAGCAACGCAAAAGCTGGAGACGTTGCAGGATCGGCAGGCGCAAGATATTCAGTTATATGGCTGAATGGCCGAAAGTATTTAGCTCATAGGCTAGCATGGCTATACATGACCGGAGAGTGGCCGAGAATGTATATAGACCATATAAACGGCAACGGAATGGACAATAGGTTTTCTAATTTGCGCGTCGCAACAGACAGGCTAAACAGAGAAAACTTAAGATCCGCAAGATCAGACAACAAGTCTAGCGGCCTTCTTGGCGCGCACTGGTGTGAGTACCACACGAAATGGAAGTCACACATTAGGCATTGCGGAAGGCTGAAGCATTTAGGGTACTTTTCCTCAGCAGAGGAAGCGCACGCAAGATATTTAGAAGCCAAGCGTATTTTGCACGAAGGCTGCACAATTTAAAGAATCAACAAAACAAGCCCGCTATATGCGGGCTTTTTTATTTGCGGGTTTGCAATGGCGAATGACCTAAAAATCCAAGGCGTCGTCGAGATGTCGAGCGAGGGCGCAGAGCGCGCCTTTGATCGCGTCGGGCAGAAGTCCGAGCAAATGGCGCAGAAGGTCACGCAGACCTCCGCGCAAGCCGGGCAGGCTGTCGATCAGATAGGCACGGGCGCGAATCGCAGCGCGGACGAATTCACGCGCGCAGAAGGCCGGATTGTCTCCAGTATCAAACGGGCCACGACCGAGCTGCAAAACCTTGGCAAGACGGCATCGCAGCGGCTGGAATTGCGTATTGATACGCAGGGATTGGACAGGGCGAAGTTCGAGCCGCTGCTGGCAAACCTGCGCGAACTGGAGCGGGCGCAGACGCACGTTACCGGCGCGAGCGCGGGAATGCGCGGCGGCATGCAAAACCTTTCGTACCAGCTGCAAGACTTTATCGTGCAGACCAACGGCGGCACGTCTGCCGCTATGGCGCTGTCCATGAACTTGCCGCAGCTGCTCGGCGGGTTTGGCGCGCTTGGTGCCGGCATCGGCGTCGTGGCTGCGCTGCTGCCGAACATGATCAACCTGTTCGGAGATTCCGCGAACGAGGCCGAATCGCTCAAAGATGCGATGTCCGGCATGGACGACGCTATTAGCCAAGTCGGGCGCACGGTGCGCACGTTCGACATGGAGGGGCTGTACGAAGAGTTCAACTCGGCGAGCGCCGCCGCGCGCGCAGCGACGATTGAACAACTCAACTTCCAGCGGGCATTCATCGAGACACAGCGGCTTGTCTCACAGAAGGCGTTCTCCGAGTCGCTTTCCGGCATCGGCGATTTCAGCTTTCTGGACAAGCTGTCTGGCGGCGGCACGGCAGCGAGTCGCGTTGCTGATGACCTTGGCGTTACGCTGGACGTTGCGGAGCGACTTGCACCAGTCCTCAAGGGGCTGCGCGACGGCACCGAGGACGTAGGCTCGGCATTCACGCGATTCGGTACGCAACTGCTCTCCGGGAACAAGGATGCCGTCGCGCTCGCCACGGCAATGCGTGACCTAGCCAACGGCGAGAAGGACGCTTACGCGGCCTCTAGCGCGCTCTCTGAAGCCCTAGAGCGCATGGCCAAGGGCCACGTCCGCACGAAGAAGGAAGCCGACGAGGCCGCGAAGGCGTCGAAAGCCTACGCCGACGAGACGCAGCGCATGGCAGAGGCTGCGCGCGATCTTGTCGCGTCGCTGCTCGGGCAAAGCTCGGGGCTGTCCGCCGACTTCTTCAAGAAGTGGGAAGCGCTCGGCCAGGCTTACAAGGCCGGCGCGATCAGCCTGCAAGACCTGACGAACGCACAGGCCGCTTTGCTCGCGCAGCAGCCCGCGATGAAGCAGGCGGCTAAGGACGCCGAGGGCTATGGCAAGGCGCTCGCCTCGACTGTCGGTGCGCTGGAGGATCGCGCGCTGGCGCTCGAAACCGAGCTTGCGAACTACGGGCTGACGAAAGCAGAGATTGAGCGCACGACGATTGCGCGGCTCGAAGAAGTGCGCGCGATGGCGGCGGCGAACGGCGCGACAGACGAGTATCTGCGCAACGTTGATCGTGAGATCGAAGCCCGCAAGCGCATTGCATCGGCAACAGCAGGCATCGAAGTCGCAGACGCGAACCGAAAGGCCGCAGAGAAAGCCGCGCAGGAATGGGAGCGCACGGCGAACGCCATCGAGGACGCGCTGATCGGTGCGCTGATGGAAGGCGGGAGGTCTGGCGCGGAGTACATCGAAGGGCTGTTCCGATCGATGGTACTGCGCCCGATTGTGCAGGCCATCGTTGCGCCCATTGCCGGCCAGATCGCCGGGGCGATGGGCTTCGGTGGGCAGGCGCAGGGCGGCGGCGGATTCGGCCTCAATCCTACGTCGCTGATCCCCGGCAGCGCGCTCGGCAGCGCTGCACTATGGGCTGGCAGCGCATTGGGCACAGGCACGCTTGCGGGCGGGTTCCTGACGGGCTTTGGCACGTCGCTTGCCAGCGGCGCGGGCACGCTCGGATCGCTCTCTGCCGGCGCTTCGCTGTTCGGAACGGCAGGCGGCGGGGCGGCTGGCGCGGGGATGATCGCTGGGGCTGCGCTGCCTTGGATTGGCGGTGCGCTGGCGCTCGCATCGCTGTTCGGAGCGTTCGACAAAAAGCCTTCCGATAAGAGTGCATGGGCGACGATCAACCCGCTGACTGGTGCGCTGTCGAATGTCGGCTCAATGACCGGCAAGAAAGACCCCGGCCAGCAGGCGCGCGACCAGACGGCGCAACTTGCACAGTTTCTGTCCGGCTTCGCAGCAGACGCCGGCATCAATCGGGCGCTTACGGTGATTACCGGGCAGCGCGACGGTTTCCGCGTTGATCTGGCGGGCGGGCTGCGCACGCCGACTGCGCCGCGCGGCAATGGCGGAACCGGCTACAACTTCGGCGCGGTCGGCGAGGATGCATTCAAGCGCATCCTGAATGACCTCGTTGATGAGGGCACGCTGCCGCAGGCCACGATCAACGCCTGGCGGCAGCTCCGCACAGACGCGCAGGGTGCGGCGCGCGACGCACAAGAGCAGATGGATGTCCTTGATCTACTGGTGCAGGGCATAAGCGCGGCGGAGATCGAGCGCGCGAACATCATGCAGCAGGCCGGCGAAACGCTGGCGGCAGCGTATGCGAGGATGATTGCCGTTGAGAATGCGATTCGTGCGGGCATCTCGGAAGCGTTCGACTCGCCTGCTGAACGGCTCGCTGCGGCATTCGCATCGCTCGGCGTGACGATCCCGCAGACAGCGGAAGCCTACGAGCAGATCGTCCGCTCGCAAGACCTGACGACGGAGGCGGGGCGCAATCTGGCCGTGTCGCTGCTCCAGGCTAAAGCCCTGTGGGATGAGGCTCAGCGGCAGCAGGAGCTATCAATCCGCGAGGCTCAGACGGCGCTTGAGCGCGCCTATTCCGGCGAGGCCGGCCGGCTGTCTGGCGTCATCGATCAATTCGTGTCGCTCTCGGTGTCGCTGAAGGGCTTCCGTGACTCGCTCAACGCGCAATCGCTCGACGAGCAAACTCGCGCCACGCTTGCGGCGCAGCAGTTCCGCGACGTTTCGACGCGTGCCCAGCTCGGCGATGTGGCGGCAATGGAGTCGCTGGCATCTGTCTCGACGGAATACCTGGAGACGGTGCGCATCTCGGCATCGTCGGCAGAGGATTACGCGCGAGCGCTGGCTCAGGTGCAGGCGGCTGTGGGCGGATCGATTGATGTCGCTGATCGGCAGTCGGCCATTGCTCAGGCACAGCTTGATGCACTGACGGCACAAGTCGGCGCGCTGATCGATATTGACGACTCCGTGCTGAGTGTTCGTGACGCGATTATTGCGCTGCAAAACGTCATGGCGGGCAATCCTGCCACGGCCCCGCAGTCGCAGACGTTCGCATCGTCGGTTCCGCTCGCGCAGCAGCAGGCCGGCGTTGTCATCGCGCAATCCAGCGACACCAATCAAAGCACGAGTGCATCCATCGGCTTTGTCACATCCGAAACGCTCGTCACCGAATTGCAGGCGCTCCGTGCGGAAGTGATCGAGCTTCGTGCGTCTGCTGAATCGACGGCCCGGAACACTCACACGACGCAGCGCATTCTGGATCGTGTGACGCGCGGCGGCGACGCAATGCTTACAGAGGTCGCAGCATGAAGGTAATCGAGCCGATCACAGTCACCGACGCGAATCTCACGTCTAGCACGATTGATGAAGATGACTACCCTGTGTGGGATGGCGTCACGACCTACGCCATCGGGGATCGCCGTATCTACGGGCATGTGATCTATGAGGCACTGACCAGCAACACAAACAAACAGCCCGATCAAAATCCGCTTGACTGGCTCAACGTCGGCGCGACGAATCGTTGGAAGATGTTTGACGCCAAGGTCGGCACGCAGAGCACGGCAACAACGTCGATGACAGTCGTGATCACGCCAGGGTCGGCAAATGCGGTTGCACTCGTCAATGTCGATGCGGCCTATGCGGACATCGTGATGACGGACCCGCTGGCAGGCGTCGTCTATTCGCGCACCATCCGATTGTCGAGCACGATCATCTCGTCGGACTGGTACGCCTATTTCACTGACCCGATCACGGCACGGACGGTTTTTACGGCCACGAACCTCCCGCTCTATCCGAACGCCTCCATCTCGATCACTGTCCGCAAAGAATCCGGAGAGACCGTTTCGCTTGGCTCGCTTGTGGTCGGCATGGTTCGCCAGTGGGGAATTCGTCCGTCTATTTTGACCGGCGCAACCACCGGAATCCAGGACTACAGCCGCAAAGAGCGCGACCAGTTCGGCAACTTCCTGATCGTTGAACGAGCATTTGCCAAGCGTGCGCGGTGGGGGATCATCCTCACGCATCGCGAGATCGATGCGTTCCAAGCACGAATGGCCGCGATCCGCGCAAAGCCGGCTGTATTCATCGGCTCTGATCGCCTGGACTCAACAATCATCTACGGGTTTTATCGCGACTTCTCCGTCGTGATTTCATCCCCCCGGCACGCTGAGTGCTCAATCGAAATCGAAGGACTTATCTGATGCCTATCTCTGCTCTTCCGACTCCGCCGTCGCGAAGCGACTCCCCGCAAGACTTCAGCGATCGCGCTGATGCGCTACTCGGCGCGCTCCCTGGTTTTGTGACTGAGGCAAACGCGCTCCAGTCGGATGTCAACGCTAAAGAGGCGAGCGCATCGTCTCACGCCACGATTGCAACCAATAAGGCCGCAGAGGCGCAAGGACATGCAACCACGGCCAGCACGAAAGCCAGCGAGGCGGCTGCGGCCGCCGTAGCTGCTGCTGCTGCTGCGAGTAACGCGGAGATCGCTTTCGACTCGTTCGATGACAAGTATCTCGGCAGCAAGGCGAGCGACCCCGCCACAGACAACGACGGCAATCCGATTTTGACCGGCGCGCTCTACTGGAATACGAGCGTCGGCGCGGTGCGCGTCTGGAACGGCTCGTCGTGGCTTTCGATGGCGGCGGATGCGTCGATTGTCGATTTCCAGCAGGCCGGCGCTGGCGCTGTCGTGCGCACGGCACAGGACAAGATGCGGGAGTTTGTGAGCGTTAGTGATTACTCATCTGCTGCTGCCGCTGTGGACAATATCACGACAAGTGGTTTGCTCCATGTCCCGAACGGAGGAACAACCGCTCCCATCTCGGCGGCCGGCAAAAACATTCTTTGGGAATACGACCAAGGAGGCGACTCCGACAACGTGCTGGATTTGAACGGGACTAGGGGCGGATTCTTTGCGGATTACGACTGTAAGGCTGGAAAGGTTCTGGTTTACCAAGTTCGTGAGAACCAATCTGCAATCGCAGGCGGCGGATTCCGTGACCTGCTTTTTCTGAATACCGTTGATAACGACACTACCAATTACACCGCTGTTGGACAAAAGTGCACTTACGGGGTGCGCTCCTACGTGCAAGGCGCTTACGTTTCGGGCAATTATCAGCCTCAGTATAAAGACTTGGTAGGCGGGGAGTTTTACGCCATTGGCAACATTCAATGGGACGACAGGGGTTGTTCCGGCATCACCGCAGCCGCAGTTCAGTATGGCTCTGGTATTGCGTCCAACGAGTTTTCCGTACAGAACCCGGCCAGTGGTGCAGCGGGCGGCGTAGAGCAAAGCCTTAGCATGGCGGCTATCCAGCCGATAATTCGGGCACAGTTCGCTGATGAGGATGCTACGCACAAGGTGCGCGGGGTTTTTGTGTCTAATGTCGGCAGAAGGGCAACGGCAGGCGTTGAACTGCTGTCGTCCACTGCGGAGGGTTACTCGGGGCACTATAAACGTGCAATCGAAATGGGCGGCGCAGTTGTTACCGACGCTGCTATCTCCATGCCGCAGTCTGCCTCTGGAAATGTGGGGACAATAATCGTGTATGACCCCAATGATTACTCCGTATTTGATCGGGAAAATAATAGGTTTGGATGGGTGGTCGGCGGGGTTCAAAACCTGACGGTGAACGAAAAGGGCGTGGGTGTCGGCTTGGCTATTGCCCCAACCGCACAAACCCGATTGCAGATCAACTCAAGCACGTCCGCCCTATCCCATCTCCAACTTGTGGCTGGTTCAACACCATCAGCGCCAAACAACGGGGAAATTTGGTTTGATGGCTTTGCTCTAAAAATCGTCATCGGCGGCGTCGTCCGTACTGTCACCATAACCTGAGAGAAGCTATGCGAAACATTCAGATCAATAAACAAGACCAGGAAATTCTTATTGCGATTCTCGAAAGCGCTCCCGGCGGCTTGGACATTGGCGAGGTACGTAAAGCCTTGCGCGTCATCGAAAAAATCGAGAGTGCTTCCGGTTTGCTAGTTCTTGAAGATGCGGAATACGAATATTTGTTTGGCCGGTTTCGGCAGACAAAATTTGTGAAAGTAACTAGGGAACTTGTTGAGTTGGCTGATCGCCTTGACGGCGCGGCAAACATCGGGGCAGGGGATTAGTAGGCGGTTCGTATCAATGCCGGACGTTTAATCGTCCCCCAACTGGCAAACATGGCACCATGCACTACGCGCGTTGCGTACAGGGCTTAGCGTTGGTTAAACAACTTTGTAATTAGCAAAACGCAGTAGGCCCACTCGTGTCTTTCAGAACATCGAAAGGACTCAAGGATGGGCAATGCAAGAACACTCGCAGAAACTAACAGTGAGGCGCACATGCGTTGATGGCGTTTAGCAACCTCATAGAGACTCCAACCTATGGACCAAATACCCCAATCCCTCATTAATTCACGTCTGCACTGTCCTGGGAGAGAGCCTCGCAAGTACGGCAGGCAAGCAACTCAGCGTAGTCGCGGTGGCTGGCGCTGGCTCGCTGCTAGTGTATGAGACGACAGCAGGCGGGCTAACGCCCATCAGCATCTCTGCCGCTGGTGGCTTGTACGCTTCCGGGACTTACATGGCGTAGCCTGTCCAATACTACCGAAGCGCCCTATGAATCATGCGGGCTTTGCGGCATGATTAGGGGCGTTTCGTATTGGACGCACAACAGGCGAGAAGCCAGAAACAGCAGTGGATTTGGGTGTTTTTTTGATGGAAGAGGTCGGGTCATTTCTCACCTCGATTCGCACAGCCCTCGCAGGCCGCATCAGTCTCCCGCTCCGAGTGGCAGCACAAGCGCGGAAGCCAGTCGGTCGCGATCAGCCGGCCGGCGTTCGCGTTCCACGGATGCGCGATGTACTTCGTGGTCCAGCCGCGCGGATTGTCGTCGCTTGTGCGTGCGCTTGAGCAGCCATAGCGCCAGCCCTGCGAGGGCATATGCACGGTCTTTGCGTGCGGGGTATCGGCGTGAATGTGGTTCGGGTCAAGTGGCATCGCGCTCACCTCGTGCGCGGATTGCAGCGGCACATTGATGCGGCAGATAGTCGCTTCTGCTCATTTCGTCGCATACCTTCGCGCACGCCTCGCGCTCGGCTGCTGCGCTCGTCATCATCCGTGCGTGTGCCGTCTCAAAGTCTGCGCGCAGTCCCGCAATCACGCTTTGCAGCCGCTCGATCTCGTCCGCCGCCGCCAGCATCACGGCGGGCACGTCTCCGGCTGGGTGGGCGATCTTGCGGGCGTAGCGGCGTAGTTCGTGGGCGTGGTCGGTCATGGCTTGGTCTCCGGCTGCTGCCCCATCACAAGATCCAAAAAGCGGTACGCATGCACGCCGTGGTCCCGGCAGACCATCACGGGGTCGCCTTTCCGGTGGTCGGCCTGATAGATCATGGGCGCAACAATAAGGTGCTCTCCGCAGCAACAGAGCGCCCCGACTGCGATGTGGTGGCCGTGCATCTTGTCTCCCTCCGTGATTCGCACGCCGTTTGCGTTTTCGAGAATTGTGGTCATGTCTTGGCCTCCGCGCAACCGCTGCCCATGTCCATCCCGAGTGTACCAGCAGGCGCAATCAGCAGCCCGTGCACGTCGCTGCCAACGTCATGTGCATTGCGCCGCCTCCCCGTCCACGGATCGAAAAGCCATGCAGCAATCCCGTGCCAGTTGCGCCATTGGGTTGCGTGGCTCGGGTACGGCATTTCTTCGCCGGTCGCGGGGTCAAACTTCATCAGCGCGTCTTGCGCAGGATGGTGGTGGTTTCGGCGCGGGGTCATTTCATGCTCTTTCCAATTTCTGCTGCTGCGCGGACGATGGCGAGACGGGTATCTGCGCATGGGTCATCGCCGCACACCACTCGCTGCTCGTTTCCGACGCTTACGCTATTGTCAAAATACCAAAAATGGATGTCCCGAAACAGATAAACAGCCAGCCGCAGCGCGTCGCCGTCGTCGGTGAGCGGGTCCCAGTTGCTCGGGATGCCGTCCGTAACAATGACTCTGTTTTGCGGACGGTAGTCATAGCCGGCTGCCTTCGCAGCCAGCTCAAGGAGTTCGCGGTCAGTCATGGCTGCTCTCCGGTGGCGCGGGCGATTGCTGCGCGGGCGATCTCTTGATACCGCAGCACAACATCCGCGAAGGTGAACACGCCGGACATCTCTTGCCCGTCTGCAATGCGCTGGAGTGCCGCCATCAGTTCGTCGCGCTCCGCAATCGCCGCATACGCCGCCGCGATCATCTCGTCGTATTCAGCCTTTGCTGATTCGCCGTACCACTCGCCGCCAACGCCGACTGTGTGGCACTCCTTCATTGATTCAGCCTCGCGCCGCAGCATCGCGGCGGCGTTTTCGATGGCGCTCATTTCCCTGCCTCCGTCACAATCAGATCAACCACGGCGTCCGCAATCTCGCCGACGCTCGCGTACTCGACCCAATACCCATCTTCGCCCATCGCTTTTTGAAACCGGCGCCACGCCGCCTGCTGCGCGAGCGTCACCGGCCGGCGCGTCGGGCGCATGCGGTGCAGTTCGGCCACGAGCGCACGAATCTCCGCGCGCAGCGGCTCGGCAGCGGCAAGCAATCCCGCGCGGTTGGGGTCGATGCTGAAGCGGCGCAGCGTGCTACCCGGCGAGCAGATAACGAGATGCGCGCCAGCGGGGTAGCTGTCCCATTCCTCGTGCTCGGCGGCGGGCTTGTAGCGCTTGCCGACTTTCTTGTAGAGGGTGGTCATGGCGCCTTCTCCGGCTGCTTCCCTTGCACAAGCTCCAAAAACCGGAACGCATGCACGCCGTGATCTCCGCAGACCATAACGGGGTCGCCTTTCCGGTGGTCGGCCTGATAGATCATGGGCGCGACGATGAGGTGCTCTCCGCAGTAGCAGAGCGCGCCAACGGCGACATGATGACCCTGCATCTTGTCGCCTTCAGTGATTCGCACGCCGTTTGCGTTTTCGAGGATTGTGGTCATGATGTTTTCTCCGGAGCTCCATAGGCGTGCCGCCCAGCTCTCGACAGCATCCAGTCCGCAACGGCATTGGCGGGCCACGCGCCGGGCCACAGCATCACGATATGGAAGCAGAGGCGGTCGATTGTTTTGTAGATGGTGGTCATGGTGTAGGCTCATTCGGGGTTGCAAGCGCCAACGCCGTACCTCCAGGCGACCACGAAAGTACGATGCCGGCCACTGCCTTGTTGAATGCCTCCATCGCGTCTGCTACCGCGTCCGGAACGTCGCCGTCCTCGGGTAGTTCGTCGCAGAAGTAGTCCGCCTCGATTTGGCGCACGTAATTTGGCGTGCAGATCACCAGCCTCAGGTCAGCCAGCGTCTGATCTTCTTCCAGATCCTCGGCGGCATCGTCCGGGGTGCAGTAATACTGGTCGCGGGACTCCGAGTAGATCATGGCTTTGCCGTCCCACGCGGCGCGAGGCATGGCCTCGTACTTTGCGATGTAGGTCAGTTCGCGGCAGTCGCGGCACTGCGTGTATCCGCGCGGTGTTGGTGCGCCGCAACGGCCGCACGGAACATGGGTGCAGCCGGAGTAGCGGGCCGCTCTTTCGCCTTGCGGGCCATCGCCGAAGTAGAACCCGTCGCGCGAAACCCATCCCTTCAAATCGGTCCGGTATTGCGCCGCCTCAGTGCTGTCGCTCATCACAATCTTGTCGCTCATTTCATCATTCCTTGTGTCTTCTGCTGATGCCACGCGCACGGTGCATGCATCGGATGCGGCCCGCTCGGGTGCGCGCAGCGGTCGTAACGCTCGACGCGCTGGCCGTGCGTGATCGATACGAGGACGACGTGACCGCAGGCGCGGCAGGATGGCGGGGCGGTGTTCTGGGGGATCATGGCAGCCACCGCTTTGCTGCCAGCGCATCAGCCACGGCAAGCCCGACAGCGCCAGCGATGTAGCCCCAGGCCATCCGCAACCCATCGGCTCCTAGTTCAAGCACATAATCCGCCACGTAGTTGGCTGCGACCCAGATCAAGACGAATACCAGCAGTCGTTTCATGCTGCGTCCTCACTCATTTTGTTGTAATGCTCTTGCAGCGCTTGGCACGCGGCCTCGTACAGTTCCATCGGCTGCCGCATCCAAAATTCCCGGTAGCGCGTGATGAACTCGCCAAAAACCTTGCGCTCGCCCGTCGTGACGCTCATCACCTTGGTGCGCTGATGCCGTTGCGCGATCTTTTGCAGCGCGGGGCCGGTCACTTCGGTGCAATACGTCCATGCCCATTTGCGGGAATCGTCCGTACTGCCGGCGAGCAGCATCACGGAGTGCATGTCGGCCAGGATGTGGTAATGCTCCGTGGTGGCGTAGCCGAGCGCGAAGGCTTGCACTGCCGCCCTCTCGCGCAGCTCTAGCTGGTCGTTCCGCAAGCCGCGCATGACGAGCATGTGTGACCGACGGCCAGACTTTCGCTTTTGCGCTTCCCGCTGGCGCTGATGTTGCTGTAGTGCGTACAGGCTCATACGTGCCCCCATGTCTCATGCGCCAGCACCTTTTCGATCGTGCGCCGATGCACGCCCAAATCCCGCGCCAAGGCGTCATTGCTCAGGCGCTCGCGGATGTGCTTGCGCAGCGCCTCGCGCTGCTTCGCGGCCGATCGGATCGACTCGACTTCAAGCGGTGTGAGCTTCGATTGCGGAAGTTGCATTCCGCGCGGCTGGAACTCGTGCTGCCGGATCAGGTATTCGTCGCGCGTCATTCGCTCATCTCCTTCAATCGACGCGCCCGCTCAATGCCGGGCTTCGTCAGGGTGTACATCCGGCCCCTGTACTGCTCGCCCGTCGGGCTGTACGCGAGCACATGGCCCGCATCGATCAGCTCGCGCAAGTCATCCGCGATCATGCGCAGGGACTTTTTCTGATGCCGCGACAGATCGAGCGCGGTGACATTGCGACCGAGCATCAGCATGAGGATGTTTTCCTGGCGCAGCTTGCGCGGGCTCGGGCGCTCTGCGGGGCGCGGTATGCATGCGGCGGTGATCTGCTGCACTAGCGAGGGGATCATTCTTCCGCCTCCGCGAATAGCGACTCCTGAAAAACGCCGTCGGAGTCGAATCGGCTGTTCGCGTGACTCAGGTTAATGACGGCCTGCTTGTAATAGCTGTCCTTGAGTTCAACGCCGATAGCCTTGCGACCAAGCGAGACAGGGCTATAAACCTCGCTGCCGACGCCCATGAACGGTGTCAGAACGGTTTCGCCGGGGTTGCTGTAAAGCTCCACAAGCCGATCAATCACATCAAGCTGGAGCGGATGAACGTGCTTTTCGTCGTCCTCTTCCTTGCTGTCTCGGAACGGCAGGACGTTATCAATCCGCACGTCGTCCCATACGCTAGAGGCGTACCGCTGCCAGATGTAGTGACTGAGCTTGTTGGTCTTGGGGTCGGTACTGTCGGCGTAGGACGATTTCAGATGTTCCCAAAGCTCATCTTCATTGAACTTGGTGCCGTTCGCGTTATTGAATGCGTTCAGGATGTTCGGGAGAATCGGCGTCGCGCCGAAATACCGCGTCAGGCCGTTCGGGTGGGTAACAGGAACCTCGCTGTCACCTTTGCGCGTGAAGATCAGCACGTAATCCGGCATGGCCGTAAAGCATTGCGTCGAATCTTCGACGATCAGCTTGTGCATGAGGCTCTTGACCATCGTGCGCATCCGCATCTTCAGCGGCTCTTTCCATATCGTGATCCTGTTTCGATACTGGAAGCCTAGCTTTTCGTGAAGCCGTATCACCTCTCCGGGGAAGTCCCAAAGCCGGCACGAGTTGTCGAAAACGTCCGTCACATGAACGGCGGAGATTCGGCCCGGCTTCGTCACCCGCGCAATCTGCTCAACGAGGAATGCGTATTGCGCCATGAACTGCTCGCGCGTTTCGCAGTTGCTCATGTCGCGCGGATCGCTGCTGTATTGGTACAGCCCGGTGAATGGCGGGCTATAAATCGACAGGTCAATACTACGGTCCGGCAGCATGGGCATGATCTCCATGTTGTCCGAGTTGTAGATTGCGTATTGATCAGTGATGAGTTGCTGTTTCGTCGTGCCGGTCATTGCATGAACTCCGGGAGTTGAATGGATTTGTCGAACGGGCGGACGCGATGCGTGAATGAGCGGTTCGCGTTCTCTACAAGCCCGCCGTAAAGCTCGATCGCCTTCGCCATCTTTTCCTCAATGGCTTGCATGACTCGCGTCTGGCCTTCGCTGATGACCATCTCGCACGTCACCTCGCGCTTCTGACCGAATCGCCAGAATCGGCGGATGGCTTGGTAATACTGCTCATAGCTCCACGTCGGGAAAAATACCGTGTGGTTGCAGTGCTGCCAGTTCAGGCCCATGGAGGTCATGGACGCCTTGGTTATCAGCCGCTCAATGTCGCCCCTTGCGAACGCGACCAGCGCCTCCTCTTTCTGATCAATTGACATGCTGCCTTTGATCTCGAAGGCGCTTCGATCGAGCCGCTTGAGCGCTTCGCTCTCGTCGTTTCGGTTGCACCAATAGACCGAAGTTTTCCCATCCGCCAACTCGACCGCACGTGCGCAGCGTTCTTCAACGGTAAGCGCCTGCTCTTCGCGAACCTCGGTCATCCGCGCGGCCGGCATGGCGAATAGCCCGAGTTGGTTGTCGATGCACCACTGGCGCTCGTTCTTGACGATGTGCTGATTTGTTGTGAGCGGCGGAAGCTTGTAAGCGTCGTCTGAAAACCCAAGGTCAGATGGATTTTTGACCATGATCGACCACGAATTGACCCACGCGAAAAAGTCATCTCGTGCATGAGGCATCAGGTAAAACTTCTCGCCGATGTTCCGATTGTTGCTATCGACGCTGTTCTGGTTTGAGCGGAAGAACTTGCCGAGCATGTCCATGTACCCCATGCACCCGAGCGCCTCTGAGCTATTGCCAAGCTCGATAAAATCGTTCGGCGATGGGGTTGCGGTCGCGAGGATTCGGTACTTCACGCGCTTGATGAACGCAACGATCGCGTCCCGCGTCTTCCCGTTGAAGTTCTTCAGGATGCTGGACTCATCAAGGATCACGCATTCGTAATCCGACGGGTTCAGCAGATGAAGGCGCTCGTAGTTGCACACAGTGATGCGGCTCAGGTTCTTGCCGTCCTTCGTGTGCGTCACGCCTTCCACGCCGATGCGTTCGGCCTCGTCAATGAACTGGAAGGCCACGGCCAGCGGGGTCAGGATCAACACACGCTTCCCGGTGTGGCGCGCGACGTTCTCGGCAATCGAGAGTTCAATCAGCGTCTTGCCAAGCCCTGTATCTGCGAACACGCCGACGCGACCTTTTCTCACTGCGCGGGAAATTATCTCGCGCTGAAAGTCGAAGGCACAGTCGGGGATAAAGACCGGATCGAATCCATGGTCTGAGGATGAGTGACGCTTCGCAGAGATAAAAGACTCGTACGCTCCCATGTCATACCTCTTTAAAAAGCCCGCGCATGGCGGGCTGTGTAGGGTGGGGCGGCTGGTGTCGATTTCCAGCTTTCGTTCCTCCGCGAACCGCGCCACCAGCACGCAAGCATGATGGACTCGGCAAATAAAACGGCGCGCATCGACCTGCGCATTCGCCCCGTTGATCGTCAAAACAAGTCTTCTTCCAGCATCGGCGCGCTCATGTTCAAATCGCTCGCCACGCGGGTCCATGCGCATGCCGCATGAACGGGATGTCGTCGTCAAATTCACCCGATGGCGCTGGCTGTTGTCGTTGTGGTGCCTGCTGGCGAGGCGCTGCTGGCTGCTGTTGGCCTTCAGGCTTTCCGCCGAGCATCTTCATCACGTCGCCGCGAATCTCGGTGGTGTAGCGATCCTGGCCGTTCTTGTCCTGCCATTTGCGCGTGCGCAACGATCCTTCGATATAGACCTGGCTTCCCTTGCGCAGATACTGGCCGGCAATCTCAGCCAGCTTTCCGAAAAATCCGACGCGCACCCACTCCGTCATTTCCTTTTTTTCGCCGGTTGCCTTGTCTCGCCATGTCTCGGTGCAGGCTATGCTGATGTTGCAAACAGCTTCGCCTGATGCGGTGACTCTGCTTTCGGGGTCTGCGCCAAGATTGCCGACCCCAATCCACTTATTTACTGATGCCATGTCATGCTGCCTTTTTGGTAAGTTGAAGAATCAGCGCATCTACTTCAGCGAGGAAAGAAATCGCCTCTTTCCGCAGATCTTCTAGTCTTTCTTCGTCACGCTCGAACCGCACGACGAACAATTGAAGATGCTCGGGCATTCGAGGATCGAAGCTCACGAAGTCGCACCATTGCCGTCCTGTGCATTCCATCTGCCACAACATCTGCGGCTGGTATTTCTTGGGCGGGGTTCCCGATAGCAGGTATTCGATGTGCGTTGCTGTGTTCGGGCATTTGATCTCGACCAGCCCGCATTCATCAATCAGCCCATCCGGTGATGCGCCCGCATAGGGGATGTTCGGGTGCATCACGATGCCGGTCTGATCAACGAGGTTTCCCGATTTGATTTCATACGCTGCACGTGCGAACGGCTCTTGCTCGTTGCCCCATTGCATCGCCGCATTGCTGAACGAGTCCTGCGGCACGCCGGTTAGGCGCTCTGCAACTAGGCGCGCACGCAGGTTCGCACGGCTCGCGGCGGCTTCGCCTGTTTTCGTCTTGGCGATCATGTCGGCAATCGCCGATGCAGTCAGGCAGCCTGCGCGAGCTGCTAACCACTCTGCTGAACCTTGCGGGGCCATCATGCTGATTCCAGTAGTTTCTTGCGGTTGTCCTTCGCTGCCATGATGGTGCGGCAGGCTTCCTTGTCGCCTGCGTTTTGCGCTGCGGTGTATGCGGTCACATACTCGCCCTTGAGCGCGTCCAGGCTTTCAGCGGCGGCAATCTTTTCGAGGAATGGCGCGACATCTAACTCTTCGCGCTGGTAGCGGCTTTCCTCGTCCTCGCCTGTCTCGATATTGAACAACTTCAAGATGGCGTACTTGGTCGCGTAGCTGATCGCCTTACCTGGCGCTTTGTCGCCGTTGTCCAGTGCGTGCGCTTCGATTCGGATCGTCACGCATTCATCCGGCGCGTCCATGTTGATAAAGCGCACGTCGTAGGACGCCGAGTAGAGACGCTGCTTCGCGCCTTCCTCTTTCGGGTGAAACATGGACTCGATCAGCGTCGGCGCGATGATCACGCCATGCTCTACGAGGTGCTGCCGCACCATACCGGTTACGGCATCGTGCGTTACGGCCCGGTACGATCCAGCGGGACCGGCGCTCACGCTCTTGTCCTTCTGGATGTAGTTGATCGCCTTTCGGACTGCGTTGATTCGCTGATAGATGTTCATGCTGCTGCCCCGTTCGTCGTTTTCCATTGCTCGTACTCCTGCCAGCACTCAGTCTCTAGCGCCTGATAGCGGTCAAGCAGCGCAGGACAGGCCCATACGGCCAGCGCATGGGCTGCGGATAGCTGACGCCCCATGCTTTGAATGTCGCCGGACTGAGCGGTCTTTCGTGCGGTGATCGCCGCGTATTCGAATCCTTCTTGCGCACGGCTGATCATTTGCGGGCCTGCTGGATGACTTGCTCGGTCTGCGCGTCCTGCCACTCAAGCACTGCATACCCGCCGAAGATCAGGATGGCAGCGAGCCAATTGACCCAGCGGGGCAGCGGGCGGCGCTCGGTCGTCTCTTGCGCCCACAGTGGTTCGTGGTTCATGTTCATGTCGTCACCTCGTCTGCGAATTCCTCAAGGGCAGCGATCACCTCGCGCAGAATTCGGCGCGCGTCTTGGTCATTGCCTGCGTTGTGTGCGTTTTCCGCGTCGTCCAGCATTTCCCGCACGATCTGCAGCTCCTCGGCGGTGATGTCGCTGTCGTCAGGCTCTGCGATCGTGTAGCCCTGTGCGGGGCCACATGAGGCGCAATCTGTGCACCCGCAGTAGCAACTCATTGCACGCACCTCCATATCTGTCGGCTTTTAATCATTCGCACAAGCGATTTGCTAACGCCAAATAAACTTGCTATTTCTTGGTGTCTGCCGATTGCCGCTCGTATTTCAATAACTTTTGACTCTGTTAGTTTGGCCCTGCCGTTTCGCTCTCCAAATGCATGCCGCTTTTTTGCTACCATGTCACCTGAGTTGTCTCTAGGCGCGCCAAAGAATATGTGTTCAGGATTTACGCACTCAGGGCGGTCGCAGTGGTGACATGCGAAAACATCAGAAGGAAGGTCAATCCCCTTGTAGATAATGAGTGCGGCCCTGTGAGCAGGAATTGTTTTCTTCCCAATCCGAAACTTCCCATATCCGCGCCTGTTTTTTCCTGCTGTCCAGATCCAGCATCCCGTCTCTTCATCCACGAAGAACTTTTCGGAAAATCGAACTTCTGCTGGTATAGAGACGAACGTCACCTGTATGGCTCCAAAAAAACGCCCGTCGCAGAGGGCGGGCCAAGGGGGAGGAAGGGGTTCGCTGTCCGCATGGGCCGGCGTCGCTATGACGCTCTCCGTTTCTGCGGCGGGGTTCGCTGCTGCGCTGCATTGACCGCGGCAAGCTCGCGGAGGGAGGTCCAGCCACTTACCCCTGGCTGGCACGGTGCAGGCGCCGGGCATGTGGGGGTCTAAATAGATGGCCTGCCCGGAAGGAGTCGAACCCTCAACCAACCGACTAGAATTCGGTTGCTCTATCCAGTTGAGCTACGGGCAGGTAATGTGGGTGCCGCGCGCTCTACCAGCCTCGTGAGCGTATCGGTCCAGGCTGCACACCCGGCGCGGAACTCCGTCGTGCTTTCGCATTCCCCCACAAGGAAGCCCCGATACGGCTACCGCGCATTTCTGCGCCTCGTGACCGCACTCCGGGTTAATCGAGGCTTCCTTGTGCCGCCGAT